GTGTTCCTGTACTAGAAGGGCTAGAGAGTCCTTGGTTTTCGTTGTGGTTGCATTATCACCACCGTAGTCGTATTCAGCCATATCTTCGCAAGACGAAGGGGGATCAGGCAAACAGGAGGGTCAAGGGGCAGTTCACCTTCACCCCCTATTATCAGACAGCATTAACAAACGCTATATCTGTAATAGTGTAATAAGCATCTGCTCCAGCACCAGCTACACTTAAAGCACCACCTGATGTATTATTAAAGAGAATCTCGGCAAGCGGACACTCATCAGAGAGATCAAGATCAGGGCGAGGTGCGGGTAACGAATTAGAAACAACTTCGCCAGCATAAAAGTGTAATTTCGCTCTCGTGGCTGCCGCGTTAGCATCTGCTTCCCCAGTCCCACTAATTGTGACAAGAGCCCTAACATGCGTGTCATCAGCCATTGCTGTCAAACCAAGGAAATTCTGGAGAATGGACACCTCACCAGTTTCAGTCTCCTTAGTCTTTGCAGGGTTGTTCGCATGTAACCCAGCCGCAAAATTAGTCGAATTGATTAGCGTGGTAGATGCGGCAGTAAGTGCAACAGTAGTGCCCCATGCCCCATTTATCATATAAGTGGTTGCTGCGGCAGTAATTTGCTCATCCCCAGTTATTGCCAATGTAAACCGAGACATTGGCATAGTCCCAATGACTGCTCGTTGGCCTCTGTGCCAAAATGCTTGTTGAATAGAAGACATATCGTCCTTTCAAATTATGAACGGTTCAAAAAAGAACCGGGATGTGACAACCACACCCCGTCCATATTATCGTTATAGCATATCGAGAATGAATGTCAACAACAAAATCACTCATACTGAAACAAGGGAATATCCTGTTGCATCTTCTGTTCTCGCTTTGCTTGCATTCCCATGAGAGAGGGCGGATACATGTGCGCCATCATCACAGCAATCCCAAGTGCAATCACACAATCATCGTGTCTACCCTGCTGAGCAGACATCTTCCCATCAGGGTGATGTGCAAAGGCACTCATCTCATGCAGAAGCTCTTTTGATCTTACAGCAATGTTCCCCTCACGCACAAGCTCTCTGAGGTTGTTCACCATGAGAGGCTTTGACTTGAGGGTTGTGTTCCATCCCAGCTTCTTCTGCTTACGTGCCGTTCTCTCGTCAAGCACTCGCTCGAAGTATAAGTTAGGGTATCCATGTGTATTTCGCAAGCTGGTTAATGTCGTAAGCCCCTGATTGTTTCTCTCAACCCCAAGCAGTGCGCTGTTGTAGTAGTTCCCAAGAGCAGAACAAACCCAAGCGAACAAATCAGGATCTATCTTCCCCCTCCAGAGCGCACACTCCTCATACGTCTCAGCATCAATAACGCAAGCCACACTCCAGTCTGTATCCTTCTTCGAGATCTCAATACCCTCTGAGACATCAGCCCCGATTCTGTACTCTCTGTCGAATACCGGGTGACTCCACACTTGAAGATCCCCAAACTCATCAGGGTCAAGGTAGTACTTCATCGAGGAGTTCCCCTTTGCCATGCGGAATTCATTCACGGGGACTCTGTATCGCTCAGGGGGTCTGTTCTCGTAAAGATCGTTTGACTTGTACAGCAGTGCGTTTACTGCGGAATGCGAGAATACAGATCTCCCTGAAGAAATAAAGGCGGACTCCTCTGTTGTTGGGTACTCCTGATTGAAGAGGATCATATCCCCTTGACACTGAGTATCTATGCAGAGCCTCCTCCATTTGAGATGCTCTGGGGTTATCTCAAAACGGAAAGTCCCGTCAGAAGTTGTATAGCTCTTTGAAACCCCCAGCATCATTAGCTCATCCTTCCCCCCAAATCTTCTGTGCTTGCCAAGATCCTCTAGAAACATGTTCTTATCTGTTTCCTCCTTTGTCAATGCCATCTTATACTCTGGGAATACGAACCAAGGGAAGAATGCCGCCTCGAATCCAGATTCATTTCTCCATGACCTCCAGAACTCCTCATAGAAGAAATTCCCAACCCCCTTTGCAGTACTCTCCAACCAAACCTCTGTCCCATAACCCGTAAGCACATTATTCTGTAACCCGATAGAGAAGTCGCTTGCTTTCTCACCCCAGCTACTTATCTCTGAACAATGCAAGTAATCAATAGCATCCCCTCTTACTTCTGCACCCCCAACAGAGGATAGCCCGTACTTAGAGTTTAACCCACTCCCCGCAGAAGACCCCCACGTTAGTTCTCGTTTTCCTGAATACATGACCTCGGGTTTTATTATGGCGGGGTAGTTCTGCTCCATGATACGTGTCATCTGAAACATCGTATCTGAAGTAGCTCTATCGTGAGTTGCTATGTGAACTGTCTTGTTGAACTGAGTTGCTGCCTTCTTGAAGAATCTTGCTTGTATGTAAGTGCTGATCCCAAACCTCCGTGCCTTGAGGACAACCATACGGACATGCCCCTTCTCAGCAAGCTGCTTCTCTGCCATCCCATGCAATATCAACTGCACATTGTTCATTTTGAAGGGGATCAGCTTCTTTGTCCCGAACTCCACAATTCTGAGGCACTCATAGAAGTATAACATGTCGTCCGCAACAAGCTTCTGGAAGTACTCAGAAACTGCGGGATCAGTCGTCTCCATATATTAGTGAGTGATAAACGAACAATATATTATAAACTCTGCTATGTATATAGATCGAGACACATAGTGTATACTACACTATGTGTCTCTCTATTTATAATATATACATAATAGCATAAACCATGCCACACATAGGCAGAACTGCACGAAGGCAGCACTGAGAGGGGTTGTAGAAGAGGTCTGTGTAAGTAAGAATCCGGCTCATGACTTCGGGAACAACAGTTACTGTAACCCGGCCCCCTACTTGGGGTCTTCACCCCCGATTTTGTTAATCCGCTTGAATAGCTGCTGCTCTAATTTCGGGAGCAATCTGATCCCACTGTACCCTATTAGAAATGCAAGTGCTAGTGCAACTTCGGGTCCGAATTCAAACTGTTTCATAAGTGCGGGGATGAAAAATTCCGCGGCAATCCACCCGACTACCGCAGCAATCCCAACATTCTTAAGTTCCCATAACCAACCCATCCATTTGTGAACCAAACCATTAGTCAGCCCACCGCACGTAGATGCAAATACACAGCACCACTTAGCCCCAAACAAAGTTAACAAAGTCTCCATCGTATTCTCTCTACTTGAAGGTTCTATACTCCCATTCTCCCACATCCCCTAATGTAGGATTCCAATACACGATTCTCATCTCCCACCAAGGGTAAACTGTACTCGCAATCTTTACCTTTACTAGGGCATCATCCTTCATCAAGGGCTTCCCCGTTGAACGATCATATGCCTTCACCTCATGTATCTCAAAGCGGTCCTCATAAACCACAAAGAAATCGGGGTGATAAAAACACTTCTCCTCTGCTAAACGCATAGAGAATGGCTCGAACCGATAATCAAGTATCCCTTAGATTTCAGTTCTTCAAGATGCCTTCCGTACTTCGCTTCTGTCTTATTCATACGAGTGGTCTTATCCAATATTGGACGCATTATTCCTCCTCGGCTGAGTAAAACTCCAAGTGAAGCTCTGCTTACCCTTCTTTGAGTTTGCCCAGTACCCCTTGCAAACCACTCTCTCCTTCTCCATCTTCTTCATCAGAAGATAACGTGCGTGATCTAAATAGGGCCTTTTCGGGAATCCCTTCTGAGTTATCCCTCTTGGACGTATCCCCGTCATTAGACTCGTTAATGCCCTGTCTACCCTCCTTAACACTCTCATCTTTAATCTCTCTCGCTATAGGGTTAATTACCTTAAGTTCCTGCTTCTTCAAGTCAAGGCTTCTAACCATCTCCTCAACCCGAAACACGTTCTCGTTCTTCGTCTCAACCTGCCTGAACTCATTAGGGAGCCCATACGCTGTTCGCTCCCCCTTGATGCACTTCAGAAGTATATCCACACGCTTCTCTAGCATCTCTGCCTCACGTGGGGTCTTAATCTCCTTTAATGCCTCCCGAGCAAGCTGTAGCTCAATCGCATGTTGCTCTACTGCATCCATCCTCTGATTGTTCAACCGAGCAAAAGACTTCTCCTCAAAACGCTTGAGTAACTCCTCCCTTCGCCCTGCATACTCCCAGTCTAACTCTGCAGCAAGCTCCCATATCTTAGAGCGCGTGATCTTGTACTTCTTCGCTAAAGCAGTCTTTGAAGACAACCCTAACTCAAACTCGTGCTGAAGCCTAGATATCTTGGCTGCAGAGAGCTTGTACTTGTACCCAGTGATAGGGAGTCTTACTCCCTTGCTCTTGCGAGATAAACGAGCCTTCTGCCTTGGCCCAACCTCCTTTGGGGAATCAGAATCCTCGTCCTCTATAGTTTGCGCACCCAATGTGTATCCTGTATCAGATTGAAACAAAACCCATTATCGCAAACCCCTTAGAGTTGTCAAGTGAATTCTTAATCTGAGTTCTTTGTGCTGTGTGAGAGAGAGTTAGGAGTCCCTGTTTATTGACCTACCCCACCCGCGCGCCCCTGCCCCCCTGCGTGTGCGGGTGCGCCCCTTCGCCTGTAGCATACTTACGCAAAGGCAAGACAACCTTAATGCACCTTTCATGCTAAGTTGATGTTGCAGCTAATCGCATCTCACCAATCAGTTCTTTGACAACCGAATCGGAAGCCGTCTTGCGGGGGGCTATTGCATGGGGCGGAAACAAACGCACCATGTTTACTCTCTCAAATGTACTGCTAAGGAAAGCAGTAAAGTACTTCATTAGAACGGATGATACGTTCAAGGTAGAGTACAACCACTCTGGCAGGGACTACAATGTGACCGTTCAAGGTTACAATAGTATAATCCCTGAAATGGAATTACCTTTAAGGCTTGTTTTCTGTATGCAAGCTGACAAGTACTTGTCCTCATGCAACAGGAAATCGGACGTTCACATGGGGAAAATCACGAAGTACCGTTCTATTTCATATTAACCTATTTGCCCCATGCAACAGTCCTCTGCAAGACAACCTAATGCGGATTACATGCTAAGTTTGTTTTGCTCTCTTTCAACCTGCTTCATGGAGGCAAATGGAAAAGGCAAACGCTATGCGACTTGCTTGGAAAATCTTCAAGCTTAGGGGGAATCACCACAAGTATCCTTTCGGTGAGTGCCTCAAACACGCTTGGGGGACAATCAAGTCTGCAACCTTGGCCCCGAAAAAGGAAAGCAAGCCAGCCACGGTTGTGTACCGTGACAGCGTCACTTTCCTAATCAATCGCACGAACTCCCCGACTTACTCTTGGGAAATCGACAAGTCAAAGCTTAAGGTAGTTAACCTACAAGCCTACGAAGACTTGTCCTTGGATGAGGGAATGGTGATGGCAAGGGGAATCAAGGAGACCTCTAATCACTCTGATTCGCGTGGATACAAGAACTCTTCTATCTACAAGGCTTATCAGGAAACCAGAGGGGTAAAAACTTTTCTCTCAAGAACGAATGCTCAAATTCTCTTGAGAAAAGCAGAAGGGAAAACCTCTACCAAGACGTTCGCAAGACGTTTCGGGGATTCAGGAACTTACTCTGAATAATTTAGAGGATT